GTTTCTGGAATGACGACGCCCAGGTAGCAAGTGAAATCATCGAAAAATTCTGGAGCGACACGCCAGGACTGTTTATTCAGATTGAAGAACTGGGAGGGTGACAGATTGAGAAAGGGTAAGCGACCGACCGCCCGATGGCGGCGCGTAAAAATCAGCGCCGTAAAGAACCGGCAGGGCGCGCATCGCGGCGCGACCAAAGCGCGGGTGACGGAACTTCTGTTGTGTAATTTCGAGAAAGGATCCGTCGATGCCTGAGCATGCCAATCTGTCACCTCTTGCGCATGCGGCAATTGCGGAGGCAATCGCCAAATACGAGAGCGCCCTCGACGCTTACAACAAGGTCAACGAGCAATTCTATGCGGCCAAGGATGATGCCGTTTCAGCGCTATGCGAGTTTTGCCCCGGCATGATACGGCCCGACGGCACAATAGAACAGTCGGTAGAGGTGATGGTTGGAACCCGTCTCTACCGGGCCGTCTACGACGCCGACGATGGGAACATGATGATTGAAAGACGCGACATCGCCATTATCGATCCCTAACCGACAGGAGGCGTCATGGTTCAAGTGCAAGTCAGTATTGCGAAGAGCAAGGAACCCAACGGCTTGGCCGTGCTGGTCGAGATCTATCGCGGCGACGGGGCGAGTCGGCACGAACTGCGATACGCAAAAGCGGTCCAACGGTCCCTGTGCGCCGTCTTCGGCGAGTCGGCCAAGAGGCGGGGAAAATCTGCCTCACGCAAAGGCGCAAAGGCGCGGAGAACGGCGACGAAGCCGGGACAGAAGAAGGTGAATAAGTGAAGATACCCAAGAAAATTCGGGCGGCTGATTTGTTCTGTGGGGCCGGCGGCACGAGCACGGGCCTTATGGCGACATGTCGCCGGCTTGGGTTCGGGCTCGATCTTCTCGCAATCAATCACTGGGAAACGGCGATTGCGACGCATTCGGCAAACCATCCGGACGCGCGACACCTGTGCCTGCCGCTGGAACTTGTACCGCCGAAACGCGCGGTGAAGGGACGGCGATTGAACATTCTCTGCGCCTCGCCGGAGTGTACGCATCATTCGATTGCGCGCGGCGGGATGCCTGTTTGCGATCAGAAGCGCGCCGGCGCGTGGGAAGTGTGCCGCTGGGCGACCGAGTTGATGATCGACAATATCCTGATCGAGAATGTTCGCGAGTTCGAGTGGTGGGGGCCGATCGGCGCGAACGGCAGGCCGATGAAGTCGCGACGCGGCGAGACGTTCCGCGCGTTCGTCGGGGCGTTGGAAAGTCTGAACTATCGCGTCGAGTGGCGGGTACTGAACTGCGCGGATTATGGCGACCCGACGAGCCGGAAGAGGCTCTTTATCATGGCGCGGCGGGGAAGGGGCCGAATCGAGTGGCCGAAGCCGTCGCATGGAACCGACGCGCAACCGTATCGAACGGCGAGGGAAGTGATTGATTGGGGACTCAAAGGCCAGTCCATTTTCCATCGCAAGCGGCCGCTGCGTCCGCGAACGCTGGAACGTATCGCCGCCGGCATCCGGAAATTCGGTGGCCAGTCAGCGGAACCGTTTCTTGTCATGCTTTACGGAAATAGTGATGTAAAGCCCATCGATATTCCCCTGCCGACGGTGACCGCCGGCGCGGGTCATATTGGCGTCTGCGAACCGTTTCTTGTGAAGTATCACGGCAATCACGCGGGCAAAGACGAGTCGGCCAGGTCCGCGAAGTCGGTAGACCGTCCGTTCGGGACTGTGGATTGCTCGAATCGTTTCGCCTTGTGCGAGCCGTTTCTTGTCCAATACAACCGCACGAGCAACGCGCGAAGCATTCATAAGCCGGTCGGCGCCATTACCACCAAGCCGCGATATGGCCTTGTCGAGCCGGGCCAGTGCGATATTCTTTTCCGCATGCTTCAGCCGCACGAGCTGGCGGCCGCGCAGGGCTTTCCGGCCGACTACGAATTCACGGGCACGAAAACGGATCGTGTCCGCCAGATTGGGAATGCGGTCCCGGTCAATACGGCCGCAGCGCTGACTGAGGCGCTGCTGGCGGGTTAGGAAAAAGCAGAACCATGAAAGACCGTCATTGCGCGTGGATCGTTTTTTGGGCTGGCGTTGATTGCGCTGGCAATGATGAAAGGATTGATGATGAAAGAAAGACTTGACGGTGCGAAACGCATTTGTGAGTTCCTGAATATCTCACGGGAAACGATGTACGCCTGGGAGCGGCAGCACGGGCTCCCGGTACGCAGATTGCCTTCCGGGCGGGTCTTTGCCTACAAGGCCGCCCTTCAGGATTGGATGGCAAAGCGCCCGCCTGAAACAGCCGCTGCAGCGTCCTGAATTGTCGGAAGGTGTCAGATGTTGCACGATCTTCTTGACATCTGAATTTCGGCGCTATAGAAACTCATAGATGCGGGGACGCCCGCTAAGAATCTTAACCCTCAACCCCGGCCGGGGGGTTGGGGGTTTTCTTTTTGGGTGGCGCAATGTCTAAGCCAGACGCAGAAACCTTAGAGACTCCAAAGAGGAAAAAACGGCGTCCGATCAGCGCGCGTCGTTTGAAGCGTCTGAAGGAAATTGCGCGGAAGCGCATTGAAGGGGCTTCCTGGCGGAAAATCGCTGAGGTTTACGGCTATGCGAATGAGGCTTCCGCTTGCACGACGTTGACGCAGGCATACCCGGCTGAATGGCGTGCGGTCTACGAAGAAACGCGGGCGATGCACCTTGACGAGATTGAAGCGGAGGCGACGCTGACCCAGCGGAGCCTTATGCGGCACAAAAAAGACCCACGGATCCAGCAAGCAGCGGCGCACAGTCTCTTGAATCACTGCCGGCACTTGCGATCACAGCAGATCAATGTCACGGCAAAAGTTCAGCACAGCGGGAAGATGGAGCATGATCTCACCGGTAGCATTGACATCAAAGCCGACATCGCAGCCTGGGCGGAAGCGCTCGCGGCTGGCGAGGATAGCGAGGAACCAAGCGGCGACGATTGAGTGTCTTTACAAGACGATCAGTCTGAACCCCTACATTCCTCAGAATCCTACGCCTAAGCAGCGGGTGTTTCTCGCGATCAGCGGCGGAGAGGCGCTGTACGGCGGCGCCGCAGGCGGCGGTAAATCATCCGCCCTGCTCATGGCGGCGTTGCAGTATGTCCATGTCCCCAGCTATTCGGCCTTGCTCTTGCGCCGCACGTATGCGGACCTCGCGTTACCCAAAGCGCTCATGGACCGAGCCCAAGAATGGCTTGGGCCCACCGACGCGCATTGGTCTGAAAAGACCAAGACATGGATTTTCCCAAGTAGCGCCACAATGTCTTTTGGCTATCTCGAAACGCTGAAAGATCGTTACCGGTATCAAGGCTCTGAATTTCAGTTTATCGGCTTCGACGAGCTGACGCAGTTCCCGGAAATTTGCTACCGCTATCTCTTCAGCCGGTTGCGGCGGCTTGAGAACATGCCCGTGCCGATTCGCATGAGGTCCGCAACGAATCCAGGCGGAGACGGGCATGAATGGGTTCGGGCGCGATTCGTTGACAACCCCGCCCTCCCTTTCATCGCCGCGAAGCTCGGCGACAACCCGTATCTCGATCAAGACGAATATATCCAGAGCCTGAATTGTCTCGATCCCGTGACACGCAAACAGCTGCTTGACGGCGACTGGGACGCGCGGGAGACCGGCGGGAAGTTTCGGCGCGAGTGGTTCGAAATCGTTGATGGTGTTCCGCAAGGTGCACGGCGGGTGCGACGGTGGGACTTGGCGGCGACAAAAGCCAAAGCCGGGCATGATCCGGACTGGACGACCGGGGCGCTAGAGGCCGTGCACGATGGCGTGTTTTACATTTGCGATGTTCAGCGTTTCCGAGAAACGCCCGGCAATGTCGAGCGTCGCATTCGGCAGACAGCCGAAACGGACGGGCGCGACGTGCCTGTTCGCATGGAGCAAGAGCCCGGGGCAAGCGGCAAGTCCATGATTGACCATTACCGCCGACGTGTTCTCTCCGGGTGGGATTTCAAGGGGCTCCCATCGTCCGGCGCGAAAGAATTGCGGGCGAATCCATTCAGTAGCGCCGCAGAAGCGGGAAACGTGAAGCTGGCTCGCGGCCCATGGATTCCCGAATTCCTGGACGAACTCGAAGCATTTCCGAATGGGGCGCACGACGACCAGGTGGACGCCGCGTCAGGCGCACACCAAGACCTTACGGCGGAGGCTGAGCCGAGGGTGATCCTGCTGTGAAAATTACCGACCGACTGCGCTTGAAGGTGGCTCGCTGGCTGACGAAAGGCAACGGGGCGAACGCATTCTATCAGGCACTTGTCCCGTCGTGGTTGCAAGGCCGCCCCGCCGCGTGGGCGGACAGCCCGGCCGAGCAGGTGAAGCATTATCGCCGCTGGGTCTATGCGGCCGTGTCCACGGTCGCCAACGCCATCGCCATGACGCGGCTGAAGCTCTACGTCAAAACGCGCGAGGGCGCGGATGAAATTACCGAGCATCCGGTGCTTGAACTGTTCGAGTTCGTCAACCCCTTCCACACCCGGTTTTGGCTGTGGGCCCAAACCATGACGTTCCTGGAACTGACCGGAAACGCCTACTGGTATCTGCCGCGCAACGGGCTGGGCGTGCCGGCTGAACTCTGGGTCGCGCACTCGCAGTACATGAAAGTCATTCCGAGCAAGACGGAGTTCATCTCCGGCTATGAATACTCAAAGGGTATGGACAAACTGGAGTTCGAGCCGAGCGAGATCGTCCACCTGAAGTATCCGAACCCGGCCAATATCTACTATGGCGCCGGGCCGCTCCAAGCGGCAGCCGCAGGGGTCGATACGGACGATGCGCGATCGCGCGCACACTACCTCGCGATGAAGCGTGGCATCTTCTCCGGGGCCGCCCTCAGCACCGATCAATCACTGACCGTCGATCAAGTCACGCGCCTGCAGACGCAGGTTCAGCAGAAGTATGCGACGCCTGAAAATGCCGGACGGCCGTTCATTCTCGAATCCGGGTTGACGGCGTCGCGTGTCGATTTCAGCCCGCAGGAAATGGCATTCCTGGAGGCCGCGAATCTTTCGCGCGATCAAATCCTCAGCATCTTCCGTGTGCCCGCCGCAATCGTGGGGCTGACCGACAATGTCAACCGCGCTGTGGCCGAGGCGATGGACTTGATGTTCGCCAAGTATTGCATCGCGCCCAAACTGCGGTTGATCGAAGACCAACTGAATCAAGACCTTCTCCCCCGGTACGACGCCCGGCTCTTCTGCCGCTTCGAGGACGTGATTCCGCAGAATCGCGAGCAGGACCGGGCGGACATGGAAGCGCGGCTGAAGAATCAGCTAACGAGCGTCAATGAAGAGCGCGCGCGGCAAAACCTTGAACCCGTTGATTGGGGCGAGCGGCCCCTTGCGCCGTTCAGCATCGCGCCTCTGGCTGATGAAGCGCCGAACAAAGAAGAGTCCGAAGCGGCGGATGAAGAAAAGACCAAGGCCCCCCTCGCCCTGCGCGTCAAGGCCCTGAGCCCTGAGAAGCGCACGCAAGTTCGCGCATGGTTCAAGGCCGCTTACATCCGTGAACAATCGACATACGAGCGCCGTATGGCTCGGACGTTTCAGCGATTCTTCAAGGTCCAGGAGCGGCGCGTAATCGGCAAGTTGAAACGCGCAACCGGCGCAAAGGCGTGGACGAAAGACGCGGCCGATGACCTTATCAAGGAAATCTTCGACCGCGAGGCGGAAGCGGTGGCAATGGAGAAGGCCGCGCGTCCTGTCATTCAGGCCACGCTCAAGGCCGGCGCGGAAAGAACGCTTGAGTCCGTAGGCGTCGGGCTGTCGTTTAGCCTCGACAGCCCACACGCGCGGTCATGGCTGAAGAAAAAGGGCACGCGTTACTGGGCCAGCGCCAAGGCTCCGAACTCGACGACGATCAAGAAGATCCACAAAGCTATTGCGTCCAACATGGCTGAGGGCGGGACGCCGCACGACATGGTCAAGGCCGTGCGCGGCGTCTTCTCGGAAGCCTCGCATTCGCGCGCCCGCTCAATCGCCAGGACCGAGACGGTTGGATCTTACAACGGCGGCACGAAGGTTGCGCGTGACGATCTGGGGAGTAAGGGCATCAAGACGATCAAGCGATGGTTCACGACGCTTGACGACAACACGCGCGAAGATCACGCCGAAATGGACAACGCGACGAAGCCGCACAATGAGCCGTTCATCGTCGGCGGCGAACAGATGGACCAGCCGGGCGACCCGGGCGCGTCGGCCGAGCAAATTGTCAACTGCCGTTGCGGTTGCGGCACGGAGGTTCAAGAGGACTAGCGCTATGTCAATGAGTCAATTCAACAAGTGGCTTGCCGAACAGGGAATCAGCAAGGGCGCGAATGGCTATCGCCTGCCGATCACGAAAGCGGAAGTTGTGCGGCCTGAGGCAAAGGACGAATGCGCGATTCTGAACGTGACGATCACGACGAACACCAAAGACCGCCACGGCGACATTCTGGACCCGGACGGCGCGCAGACGGCAGCCTACCTCAAGAACCCGGTCGTCCTCTGGGCTCACGAGTACAAAGAACTGCCTATCGGCCGCGTGACGAATCTCACGGTTCAAAAGAGTGCGCTCAGGGCTGACATCGAGTTCGCCGACACGTGGCGGGCGCGTGAGGTTTTCGAGCTGTACGCCAAGGGCTTCTTGCGCGCCTGGTCTGTGGGCTTCATGCCGCTCGAATGGGACATCCTCGAAGACAAAAAGGGCAAGTTCGCCGGCTACCACGTCAAGAAATGGGAGTTGATCGAGCTATCCGCCGTGCCCGTCCCCGCCAATGCCGACGCGTTATGCAATGCGATCCAAAAGGGCCTGGCCGTGCGCCCGGAGATTCTCAAAAAACTTGGCGTGGATCCGGAAGACGCTGAAGCCATCGTGCCCGAGATTGAAGGGGAACCGGAACAAAAGAAGGCCGCGAAGCCGGAAGGCTCCTGGAAGTCCTGCGTCTGCCCCGACTGTGATTACTCGGAGAAGCATACTGCCGGCACGCCCTGCGCCGACAAGACTTGCCCCGATTGCGGCGCAACGCTCGCGCCGTCCGACAAAGAGTCCCCGGAATCGAAAGATGAAAAAGACATTGCCGCCAGCGTCAAAGCGCTCACGGAAGAAATCGCCGAACTCAAAGAAGGCCGCGTGCTCTCGCGCAAGAATCGTGAGTTGCTTACGACGTGCAGCGGAAAACTCATGGAGGCCGTCGCGGCGATTGACGACCTGCTTGAAACTGCGTCGCCCGTAAAAGGCGACGGCAAAAGCGTATCCACGCCGGACGTCCCGGATCTCGCCGAAACGCGAGCAGGAGACGAGGCGACGAAGGCCCCCGCAATTCTGAAGGAAAGCGACCTGGAAGCGCTGGCCGGTCGCATAGCCGGGACGATGCAAAAAGGCATCGCCGAGGCTATCAGCGCGAAGGTGTCAAGCGCCATCGAGAAACGCATGGGCCGCGTGTAACCGGCTTGGAGGCAACAAGGAAGAAGCACTATGGAACGTAAAGTATTCATTGAAAAATGTCTGGCCCAGGGAATGGATGAAGCGGGCGCGAACGCTCTCGCCGACTCCCTCGGCCTGACCGAAAAGACGGCGGCGCCTGCCGCTGCCGGAACGGTTGACCTTGACGCACTCGCGGAAAAGGTCGCCACCCGCATGGCGTCCGTGGTCAAGCTGCCTGACGACTTGAACGGCCAGATCGACGACGCGGTCGCGAAGGCCATCAAGGACAAGGGCCTTGACCAAGTCGTTCGCAAGGGCATCCCGGGCGGCGGCGACGTGCCCGAGGCGGTCACGAAGGAAGCCATGAAAAAGGCTTTCATCATGGGCGTCCTCAAGACCGGCATGCCGGGCGCGCAGCTGACCGAGCTGCAGCAGAAGGCGCTCAGCGAAGGCACGACCACGGCGGGCGGTTATCTTGTGGCGGACGAACACCACAAGGAAATCATCCAGCGTCTGCCGGAACTGTCCGAACTGTTCCCGCATGTTCGCGTCGTTCCCGTCATTTCGGACGGGGGCGATTTCCCGCGGCTCGACACCGACGTGACGATCACCTGGGGGCGCGCGGAGAACGCCGACCTGACCGAGACAGACCCTGTCTTGGGTCAGTTGACGTATGCCATCGTCAACATGAGCGCGATCACGTACATGAGCCGCGAGCTTGTTGATGACAGCAACCCGGGCATCGTCGAGTACGTGACGCAATTGTTCAGCGAAGCCGTTGCGGCCGAACGCGACAAGAAGATTGCCATCGGGACCGGCTCCAGCCAGCCCGAGGGCGTCTTCAGCGCGAGCGGCGTCAGTGCCATTTCCGGCACGAGTGCCGGGCTGACTTACGCCAAGCTCGTTTCGCTCAAGTTCGGGCTCAAGCGGAAGTACCAGCGACGTGCGCGGTTCATCATGAACTCCACTACGCTGGGCTGGTGCCAGAAGCTGACCGATGATAACGGCCAGCCGATCTTGCGCGACGCGCTCACGAGTGGCGACATGCCGATGATTCTCGGCAAGCCGTATTCGATTCAGGACAACATCGACGACGGCAAGATCGTGTTCGGCGACCCGAGCTACTACAAGTGGTTCGACCGCCAGCAGATGTTGATCGAGTCCACCACGACGGGCGGCGACACGTTCAAGAAGCACCAGCTCGCCCTCAAGGTCATCGAGCGGTGCGACGGAAAGGTCGCGCTCGGCGAGGCGTTCAAGAAGTCCGGCACGCTCACCGCGCCGTAAACGACAACAGGAGGCGAGAATGGTCAAGGTGATCTTTGACAAGATTCGGGAAACGACGCGCGTTGAGCTGCTTGGCGGCAGCGGCGCGTTTCGCATGCCCGGAGAGGTTTGCACCCTTTCGAGGGCTGATGCGGATGCGCTCTTTATGCGCGGTCTCGCGAGCCCCTGGCCCAACACGAGCATGGACAAGCCGATTCAAGACACGGCCATTCACGCGTCCGACGTAGTAAAAAAAGAGGACGGCGGCGCTTCGGAAGTTTCTGAGGCGTCGCCCCCCCTCTTCGTCGTGATCCCGACCAAGGGCGGCAGAGCGCACGACTTGAAGCGCACACTTGCCGCCGTGTTTCTTGATCCCCCGCCAGGCCTCACGGTCTGCGTCGTTTTCGATGGCAAGCAAGTAGATCGGGCGACTCGTGACGCGGTTCGCTGGTGGTCGAATCGGCTTGAAGGCCTCGGACTTGGCGCCGCGCTTATGACTGCCTGCCGAATCGTCAAGCCCAACCCGAATATGGCACGTGACATAGGGGTTCTGCAGGCGCCGCCCGACACCGTCATTGTCGAAGTCGACGATCACGACGCGCCGGAACCCGGGGCGCTACGGGCAATCGCCAAGGCTTTTGAGAACCCGACGATTCAAGCCGTCTACGGCAATCATCATGTTGTCGCCCCTGACGGGTGCCTGATTCGCACGGAAAAACTTGAGGATTATTACGACGGTCTGTTCTGTGAAATGTGCCCGTCGCGCGGGACCCGGGCCTATCGCAAGGCGGTCTACATCGACGTGGGCGGCTACCGCGCAAACGAATTCCCTTCCGGCGATCATTTCCTGTGGCTGCGCTTCGCGGAACTGCTACGCGACTTGCCTGGCGCAATCTTCCACCTGGCCTTGCCCCTCGCGCGGTTCAAAGTCGCGGTAGGTTCAATCAGTCTCCGCCATGCGGAAGCCCAGGCGCAAATGAGCGAGCGGGCGGTGCTCGCGTCCATGACCGGCACATTGATGCCGCCGGCAAGCGCCTTGGAAGTCTCCGAGCCTGAGTTGCCGGACTTCAGCGCCGTGCGGGTTCTCGGCACGGCCGACCCGACGCCGTATCGCGGGGCCGTGATTGTTGTCCCCTGCTTCCGCTCGCGCTCAACCGTTTTCAAGTTGCTCGAATCCATGACGCCTGCGGAGCAAAGCGCCACGGTTCTGGTCATTGACGGGGAAGAGGATTACGCGCCGACAGAACGCGCCGCGCGAATTACCCTATCCGAGAACACGGGCTTTGCTCACGCGTGCAATGCGGGGGCGAAACTGGCAACTCAAGTAGGCGCGGAATTCGTTTGTTTCCTCAACGCCGATACGCTTGTGCGGCCCGGTTGGTTTGACGGGCTGATTGATGAAGCGGCCCATCTGAAAAATGTCGGCATTGTCGGCGGCAGGCAGACGGACAAGCGCGGCGCGATTCATTCGTGTGGCTCCGAATGGAATTATGAAACGCATAATTTCGAGCACGTCCTGCGCGGGCAAGAGCCGGCAGGACAGCCGGAATGGACGGCTCGCCGCGACCTCGACATGATTACCGCGTCGTGCATTCTCATGCCGCGCGCCGTCTTCAACGAAGTCGAAGGCTTTGACGAGCGTTACAGGCTTGGCTATTGGGAAGACTCGGACCTGTGCATGCGCGTGAGAAGTGCCGGCTATCGAATTCGCTTCACGCCGAATTCAACCATCGTTCATTTCCAAGGGGGTAGCGGGCTGGGGTCTCGCCACCGGTTCTATCAGCAGAACGCGCAACTATGCCGCAGGCGCTGGATCAAATCCGGCCAGGTGGACAAGTTCGCGATTCGCCGCGGCAGGCGCGTACACGACGGGGACATTGTCGCCTGCTACATCGTCCTCAACGAAGAGGAATTCATTCAGGCGTCCATTGAAAGCGTCTACCCGCTCGCCGACCGGATCATCATCGTCGAGGGCGGCAATGACTATGCCGTTTCTGCCGGGCTATGCGGACCGGACAAGCGTAGCGCCGACGCGACGGTCGAGCGGATCCAAGCGCTGGCCGACCCGGAGCGGAAAATCGAGTTAATACGCGGCGCATGGAGCGACAAGGTTGAGCAGCGGCAGGCCTATGCCAAGCGGCTGAGGCCCGGCGATTGGATGCTGCTGATGGACGGCGACGAAGTTTTCTATGACGCGTCGCTCTGGCGGCTGTCTTATCTCATGCATTCGGCGGACATTCTCAGGCCGATGTTCGATTTGTTCTGGAACGATTTCCAGACGCTCGGCACAGGCATCTGGGACAAGTTCCCGCAAGCGAAAGTCATTCGTTGGAAGGACGGCTACCACTATCGCGACCACAACTGCCCGTGCGACGCTTCCGGCCGTTTGGTCGTTATGGGGCAAGGCCAGGGCGTGATTCACGAGCGGATGTACGCGCATTACGCATGGGTCAAACCCATCGAGAAGTTGAGGCGCAAGGCAGCCTACTACGAGCGCCAACCCGGTGCGCGTGAGCGCATGCGTCCGAACTACATAGACCGCGTGTTCCTGCCGTGGCGAGAGCACCCGCTGAAGATCACGCAGGAATTCGGGAGCCATCCTTTCGGAAGCGGCGGGGCCGCGCTCTTCGAGGGCGAGCACCCCGAACCGATTCGCACACGACTCGAAGCGGGAGAATTCTCATGGAAGGAATGATCGCTTTTGCCTTCTTCGCCTGGATTCTACTGGAGATGATTCGTGGCTGAGAAATTTTTCATGGCGA